CAACACAACTTTTTCCCACTCCGACAATTTGGGTAGTACGTCAAACACCACCGCCACTTCGTCACTCAATATGTAGTCCTCTTTGTAGGATTCATATTTGCGACACAATGCCACGATTTCGGGCGTTCTTCTAATTTCAAACCGTTTTTCAATCTCCGTTGTCATTTATACACCTACTTTGAAAATCTTTATAATCTTTATAAAATGGGCTTGTAACGCTGTTATATTGATTTTTTGCAACCTTATATATGTAGCGTAAAAGTTCACCACGTTCATTTAAGCCCACCACCACATCGTCAGGCTTTGACATCATTATCAACGTCACTTCTTGCGTCAAGTCGTCACAAAGGTATTTGTCAGGGCAAACCTTTCTACATTCTGCCTTGATTTCGCCTTTTGCATAAGCAATCTTTAATATGTCAAAACCTACACTTTCCATATTGCAAATATACGAAAAAATAGGGTATTTGAATACTCTATTTGTAATTAAATTAAGTGTGTATGGAAAATTTGTCGAATTTCGTGATAAAATGTTTGTAAGTGTTTGGAAATTATCGTATTTTTGTAGCGATATAATTCAAGTTTTGGGGTTTCTTTGTAAACCGAAAACGCAACTTTTTGAAAATAAAAGCGTTATTTGCACGTTGCAAAAAAGACCCTGAAATGGTTTACAAGTACAAAGTATATGGAAATAACGAAAATTAAAGAATTGCCCATTTCGGCTTATATGGAGGCGATGGGCTATCACCCAATAAGAAAAAAGGGTGACAAATTGGTGTATTCTGCACAATGGAGAGGTGGGGACGACCCCAATGTGAGAGTTGACACAAAAAACAACCAATGGATTGACTATTCGGGAAAGTCGCAACCCTCAAAGGGTGATATTATAGACCTTTGCCAAGCAATACACGGGTGCAATAGGCACGAAGCATTGTTGAAGTTGGCGGAATGGTCGGGCGGTGTTCCTGTCCCTGTTCCCGAATATGTTGAAAGTATGCCAACCGAAAAGGATTCAGGATTGGAAGTCGTGGACGTTAAAAGAATAACACACGAAGCCTTGAAAGAATACTTGAAAGACCGTTGTATTTCTTTAAGAACGGCACAAAGGTATTGCAAAGAAGTCCACATTCATTTCACCAATAGCGACAAAAAGGGCTTTTTTATTGGTTTTCCCAACGTTTCGGGTGGTTGGGCGGTACGTAACCCATTGCCAAACGGAAAATTAAGCACAAAGCAAGATATTAGCGTCATTCACGTCAATGATTCAAGCGTTTATAGGGTCTTTGAGGGTTTCTTTGACTTTCTTTCGTTCGTTGAAATCAATGGCGACCCACAAACAAATTGTCTTATCCTCAATTCGTTGGTAAATCTACCAAAGGCACAACCCTATTTTGCGGACGCTACACGCATTGTTTTAATGCTTGACAATGATGATAGGGGAAAGGAATGTTCAAAGCAAATTTCGGCTTTATATGGCGATATGGTGGCAAATGAAAGCCCACGTTTCGCCCCATACAAGGACATCAATGAATATTTGGTGAAAGAAAGGTCAAAGAATATAGGTCAAAAACGCTATTTTAGCGAAATTGTGAAAGACCCCAACACACCAAATGAATTTCACATAAAAATCCCATCAAAACTTATTCAGGAGCGTGCAAGGTGTGCAAATGACAATATATATTTGAGTGAGTTTTTGACGGAATTGCCTATGAATTGCGTATTCCTGAAAGGTGCAACGGGTTGTGGTGCAACCACACTTGCTTTGAGTGATACGCACAACTCTATTGTTGCAATGCCTACACGGGCAACCGTTGAAAGTAAGTGGCTAAAAAGGGACGCTAAAAACCCCACAGACGAAACAAAGTTTGAATATAGAACAGACCTTTTTCCGTTATATGGTGGGCTTTATACGGACGAATTTACATCCTTAAAAGAATACTTGGATAATTGCGACAATACGGGTATGCCTATAAAGATTGTGTGTACTTACGACCAAGTGGAAAAAGTGTTTATGTGGCTTTCGGGCAAATTGTTTGACAAGGAAACAAAGACATACAGGCAATGCAATTCCACTTCTTACCTAAATAGGGACGTTCGTTCGTTCCGTCTTTATATTGACGAAATACATCAATGCTATAAGGATTGGGCAACGGATTCAAGACGTAAAAGCATACGTGGAATGTTGCGTTGTGTGTCGGAGTTCAACGAAGTTTGCTTCATTACGGCAACACCAATGAAACGTGAACACTTCTTTCCCGAAATGGAGGGTTTCCAAATTGTTTCGGTTGATTATAACGTCAAAATGCCTGAGCCTGTAATAGAAACAGCGGGATATATTAAAAATGCCGTTGCAAATAAGGTTATAGCACATTTGAACGGTGAAATTGTGGGCAATGCCCATTTCTTTGTCAATAGCGTTTCTTTCATTCGTGACGTTATTGCCAAACTCAACAAGAAAGGGTTCTACCAAGAAGAATTGTTCCGTGTCGTTTGTGGTGATACCGAAAAGAACAGGGCAAAAATACGTGAAGCCGTGAAAGGTTCAAAGGGTGGTGAAGCCATTGAAAAAATGGCAAAGGCAATGAGTGAAAATGAAAAATTGCCCGTCAAGTCCATCAATTCACCCGTTGCAAAAATAAACTTTTATACGTCCACCGCTTTTCAAGGTGCGGACATTTTTGACACAACGGCACGTGTTTACATCGTTTCCGACACATCAAACGTTTATACGTTGGTAAACGTTGAAACCGACTACAAACAAATTTTAGGTCGTGTTCGTGACGCTTATGACAGGAAAGCAACCCATATTATAAACCCTGAAAAAAGTCGTTATTGGCTCAAAGATGGTGTGGGTGTAAATCAATACCATAAGGACAAAGAAGAAAGATTGTCACAAAGCCAAGAAATCTTGAATTTGAAACCCGAAATCTTGCGTCAATTTATGGAAACGGAAGAAGAAAGGCAGAAAATGAAAGCACGTTGGTATTTGTTGGAGGACGAAAGCACGGGCGAAATTTACCAAGACAAGGTGTTGGAATGGCTTGACGATGACAATAATGAAAATATATTAAACTATCAAAGCCCAGCCACCATAAAAGCAAGTTTGTTGCTCCAAAACATTGACGCTTCAATCGGAGAAACGGCAAATGATACGTGGGACGAAGTGAAAAAGGAACGTCAAAACTTCCAAAAAAATTATTTGCGGTATGCCGACAAAATGCAACGTGTCGCAAATTTGTTTGAAGATAACCCAATCGCACGTGACGAAATAGAGTTTATAAGACGTAATGACCCACTTGTGGCGGACGCTTACGAATATTTGGGCAATGATAAGGTTCGGCAACTTGACTATAAAAGAAACGCAATAAAGAAAGAAGTCAAGGTGGCAAAGATATTGCGAAAGAAAGGCTCAATGATAAATGTAATGTCTAAACATCAGGGCAAAAGTTACACCACAGCCGAAATGGACGAAGTTTGTACCAAGTTGCAAGCAATGTTCGGGTTGGAAAAGAAACCCAAGTTTTCGGAATATTTCGTTGTAAAGTCCACAACAAAGCGTGACAAGGAAAGCGGAAAAATCGTAAAAGCACAAAGGATTGGAAGTCTAAAAGACACATAAAGCAAAAGGGGAATCCATAACGGAACCCCCTTTTTTTGATATAATTCATTTAATACGTTTATATGGAAATAAACGTGTTGCAAATATAGCACCTTTTTCGCTTATACACAAACATTTGCCATTGTTTATGCAACCGCAATTTCAAATGGCAATATATTAAACGTCTTATCAGGATATATTTTCTTCAAGACACCCAAAATTTCTTTTTGATAGGGCTTTATTACGGTTGTATTGAACACGTCAAACGCTTCCCGATATTCGTTCTTTGTAAAGCCTGTATTTTGTGGCAAACGTCCAATAAGGGTTAAAGATGTAAGACGATGGGCAACGGAAATTGCTTCCTGTGTGTCCTTTGAAAGTTGTGCAAAGCGTTCCGAAAAGTTTTCGCAATCCAAACGCTCAACCGTACACGCATTTTCTTTTGACTCATTCCAAGAAATCAAGGTTTTTGATGCGTTGTCACTACCTGAAAACTTTTCATTGATTTTGCGTTCAAAGTCCTTTCTTTCTTCTTCGTCAGGAACACCGCCATTCATATTTATAATTGCCGACACATTCAAGCCGTTGCGAATACCGTTCAAGTGGTAGTGCTGCACCTCAATTTCGGTTGCAATACTATCAAGGGCGGAAATATAGCAAGGCACGGGATAAATACTTCTGCAAGACGTTCCACGATAATAGAAAATTTGCGTTGTTTTGTTCGTCATTTTGGGGTTGAAAGCGTCATATTCAATGGGCTTGACATTATATCCGTTCCAAGAATCCGCCCAATAAATCTTTGTACCACTCTGATTTATACGGCATTTACTAAAATCCGCCCAATATGTTTCCACTATATCACCACCACGTCCAAATATAACCTGTAAAGCGAAGCCACCGAAAAGGTGCAAGTCAAAAACACACTTACGCAATACATCTTCAAGCGTTTCATTTTGGTTGTTTACCGCTATATCACCGCCCGAAATGCCATTTCCCATTGTGAACGCTGTCTTTGCGTCTATGATTGCCTGTTGTGTTGGGCAATCCGTGTATTGTCGCCAAAGGTAGTCGGGGAAATTGTTGTTTTCTCCATACGATACCCATTCTTTATTTTTTAGTTGCTTTTCAATGAAACGTGTCTTTGTTACGTTGGCGACTGAAAGCATACTTAAATTTATTTTTTCGCTCATAACAACTTTTATAAAAAGGAGTGGGGCGATGATGGTGTTTGCCATTTCCGCCCCAAAAATGAAATTTGATTAACGTTTATAATAAAATTTGGTGCTGCCGTCAATGGCATTGCAAATTCTTTTCTAAATTTAAGCCTGTGCGGAAATTACGCACTGATTCGGGAACGCAACCTGTACACCAACGGCAAATTGTACCGCAAGTCTAAATTCTTGGTTGTCCTTTGAATACCAAAAATCAAACTTTTCTTCGTCACCTTGCAAGTCTGTACCATAGAAGAAGTTTTCAGGATTACCGGCAACGATGGTGTTTGTGTCGTCAAGACCTGAAACAGCCTTGATTTTGATGTTTGTTCCTTGATAGTATGTTTCGCCCTTGTCAAGACCTTCACCGCTATTGTGATACAAGTTCAAGGCTTGCAATTCCATCACATAAGCACGGAAATAGTCGTAACCCATAAAAATGACTGCCTTTTTAAGAACAGGGGTCGGGATTGCTTTCACTACTGCATCCACAGCGTCTTTTACCTTACCGCTTGCGTGTGTAAGTTTGTTTTCCGCCTTTGTAATACCGTCCGAAGCGTTCAAAATCTTGATAAGACCGTCTGTCCACTTCAAAGTATTATCCGCACTTTCGGTGTCGCCTTGCCATACCATCTTCTCAACACCACTTGCAACATTTTCCACAACATCTTGTGTGAAGTCCTGTTCAAATGGCAATGCCTTTTGTCCTGCCTGTACACGTACATCGTGCTGCAAAGCGGTATTCAAAAGGGTCTTTTCGCAAAAGTTCATATTCACTTTAACAAGCGGTGCGGTGATTGTACGTTGGGAAATTGTACTTGTTCCGTCTGCATTGAAACCGCACGTCATACCATCTTGAAACACAATGGAAGTGTTCAAAAGGTTCAAAGCGGTCTTTGTCTTTACACCAGTCTGCAAAGTAAACATCTTTGCGGATTCTGCACCCATAAGGGCATCTCTCAATAATGAATCGTGGTTCTGTTCCACGTATTCGGGTAATGTACTAATAATCGCCATATTCAAATATATATTTTATATGATTCTACTTTTTACTAAAAATTTTGAACGCTTTTTCGTACTTTGTACGCTTGATGTGTTCAGGAACGTCCACAATGCTTTCCGTACTCATATTTGTCCGCTGTGGTACGGGTTCAGCCAATGGCACACGTTTCAAGTCTGCAATTTCCTTTTTCAATGTGTCGTTTTCGGCTTTCAATGCGTCAATTTCTGCCAAAAGTTCTTTTATTCGCCCATCGGCATATTGAGAATTTCCCATATCTCCGTCAGGGTCTTTTTCACTTTCGCCCAAATTGCTTTCATTCTTGTTTGCATCTTCGTTTGTTGTATTTGCATTATCTTCCACCTTGCTTTCCTTATCGGGCAATTCCGCCACCTTTCCGTCCCTTACAAGGCATTTTGTTCCTTGAATGGTATATTCGCCATCAGGCAACGGGATAATGTCACCCTGTTCGTCATAAGTGGAAATTTCCAAACCCTCAAAGATGACTTCACCGTCAAAGATGTATTCTTTGCCGTTTTCTTGCACGGAAAAATTTGAAATAAATTTCCCGACTTGCTTCAATATCTCTGTGAATCTATTATTCATATTCTATTGTCTTTTTGTTATATATATATGAAACCCTTGCTTTGTTATGGAGTGTTTGAAAATGTTTGGTTTACCACGTCCATTTGCAAGCCGAAGAAACACGGATTTTGCACCCTACCTTATAACCGAATGTTTCATAAACATCAAGGTTGTCAATGCTTAAAATCTCCCTCATTGTCGCTGTGTTCGTCTTACCATTCATTCGCACTTTCAATTCTGCACCGCTTGGAATTTCTTCTTTCGGGTCAAGGTCAAGACAAGGCGACAAGATGATATATTCCTTTTCGTTGTTCGTTGTACTTGTACTTTGAACGCTACAAGGTAGGTTCTCCGCCATCTTCTTTTCAATCCTTTGTTCGACTTGTTGGTCAAGTGGTAGGCTTTCATCAATCCAATATGTGACAAAAGAAAAGTCCATTGTATAGGGGAATAACTTCTTTATAAAGTCCGTTCCGTTCATTCGTGATAGTGGATTCATACTTTAATAGATATTTATTGCGTTTGACAATCTTATGTGGTGTTCCTCTTTGTGACGCTTATAGATTGCGTTCGCTTCATTACGCATTGCAACCCTATCAGCCAAAGGGATAATTTCGCCCCTTAATGTCATACTAAAAGCGTCCGACCCTGTGCGTGTGCTGTAACCTTGTGAAGCACGTGAAAGCACCATCAAAATGTCCGCAACACACAATTCAAGTTCGTCCAAATCCAAATAAACATCGCTATCCGCTTGCACGTTACGTTTATACAATACAGATTGCACAACCTCTTTGCTTATAGGGAAATTAAACATTCCCTGTATCATTTCTATATTAGTCATATTTACTTGATTTTCAATTTATTATATAATTCAATCGCTTCCGACAATTTCAGTTCGTTGTAGGTAAATATCCCCGAAATGGAAATTCCGTTTATATTTTTTCGCTCAATTTCCGCCCGTAAACATAAATTAACTATATTTAACATTCCTACCCAACTTCCATCAGGCAAAGGGTAATTGTTAAAAAATGTTTTATTTCTATAATCTATTTGAAAACTTGAAATCCATTCTATTTCGGGAATTTCACGTTCGTTGTGTTCCACGTCAAAACGTATTGGGTGGCTCATTGCGTCCGTCATTATGTCGGTTATCACGTCAGGCAGAAACAAAACGTTGTGTTCTCCGTATTTTTCATTGTTCCTGAAAATTGGTGTGTTCGCAACAAGGATTGGTGCAAATACCAACGTTCCTTTTTCGTTTCGTTCCAACACTTTGAAGTTGTAACCCGTTGCGGGATTTTTCACGAAAGACAATCCCAACACTTTGTCCGTCCCGTTCTTCTCAATATCTGCAATATATAGTGGTCGTTTATTCGCCATTTCTTTATCCTTTTATTTGTATATATAAAAAAGTGGTTGGGTGTTTGCTTTTGTTTGGTTTTGTGTGTTCATTTCGTTTTGTGTTCATTTAAGTCTATAAAGCATTAAAAGAAACGTTTGATTTTTTGTTCTTTTTATTCTTTGATTTATTTGGTTATTTTCAAAGAAAGTTGTACCTTTGTAGCGATATAATTCATTAAGCGTTTTTTATGGAAAATTCAAAGAAGAAAGCGTGCATTTACGCACGTGTGTCGTCTGTTGGTGACAGGCAGAACACAGACCGACAAGTTTTGGACTTGTCAAAGTATGCAAAGGATAATGGGCTCTCCATTGTCAAGGTATTCACAGAACATATTTCAGGTGCAAAGAAGAACGAAGAACGTGCAACCCTTTGTGAATGTATGGACTTTTGCCTTTCCAACAATATAGATGTGTTGTTGGTGTCGGAATTAAGCCGTTTGGGTCGTGACCCTTACGAAGTGATGGAAACAATAGGCACGTGCGTTGAACGCAAATTGAATGTTCTATTCCTGAATGATGGTATTTCAATTTTCTTGCCCGATGGGTCGGAAAATCCTATCATTCCCGTTTATGCTGCCTGTGTTGCTTGGGTTGGTAAAATGGAACGTCAAGCAATACAATACCGCTTGAATAGTGGTCGTTCTGCCTACATTGAAAAGGGTGGAAAGTTGGGACGCAAAGAGGGTTACAGGAAACCAAAAGAACAAAAGGCAGACCAATACAAAGGTGTTATCAAGCGTTTGCGGAATGGTGAAAAGTTGCGTGATATTGCCAAACTTGAAGATGTTGGCATTTCCACCGTTCAACGTATCAAGAAAGAATTTAATTTGTAACCCTTAAACCTGAAAGATATGTTGTTCGCAATAATGGTTGCCATTTGGCTTTGTGGTGATTGCTTTGACCAAATGACAGGAAGAAGAAGTGGAAGAAGATAAACCCATTTCACAACGTGTTAAGTCTTTGAGTATAAACGTATAAAATTGAATACCATGTTTGCAATTTGTGTTTTCATTTGGGTCGTTGCAGAAGTTTTCGGCTGCATGACAGGTAAGAGAAATTAAGCATTTATAAGGGGTCGTTTTTGGGCATTTTAAGCCGTTTTAAGGCTCTATAAATCAAAGGGGTTTCCTGATAGGTTGCCCCTTTTTTCGTTGTATATAGGGCAAATTTCGCCCCACTATAAGCCTAATTTCAAGCAAAATGCCGTGTGCAAAAATGGTGCTATTTTGGTTTACATTTCAAGGGTTCTTGGTGCTTTTGCATTGTGTCGTTTTAGCAAAAAACCTAAAAGCGACCTTGAATTTCCCGAAAAAATAGGCAAAATCGGTATTTTTTGCAAAGTATTGATTTTCAATGCGTTGCGTGCAATTTGTAAACCATTTCGTGAAAATTAAGGTTCAATTTATATTAAGAGAACAAAATGACCCTATTTTGGTTTACAAGTCGAACGATGGTTTTTCCAATCAGGAATATTTTTTTCATTGGAGAAAGTTATTCCAAGAAAGAAAAAAAGATTGTTGTTGCGTGTGTCGTTGTGTCGTTATGCCAAAATTGAAAATGTATCGCTTTCGTCTTTTTCCCTCTTTTCTTTTTTCTTGGAAAATTCTTTTCTTTCTTCAAGAATGGCAAATTTCAATCTTGGTGCAATGTTGTTTTTCCCACCCTTATATATTTGATAATGGTTCATAACGTCAAGTGGGTTGCTTGTGTTGTCAATGAAAAGTTCAGCATAAGCAAGAAAGGTTGAAAGTGAAACGTCCTTTCCCTCCTCAATGTTCTTGACGGCTTTCGGGTTTAGTCCTGTAAGTTTAGCAACGGAATATCTTGAAAGTCCATATTTCTTTCTCCACACCATAATCACTTCACCCATTGTTTGCAAGTTCTTTTCTTGCAAGATAGTCAATTCTTTCATAACGGCACAACATTAAAATTTCCACCAAGATTTCTTTTTCGCTTTTGCTTCTGCCTTTTCCTGTTCTTCTTGTTCGGCACGTTGTTCGGCTGATTCAAGCAACAAGGTTTGGTGCTTTTGTTGTTGTTGGAACACGTCTTGACGTATTGCCATATCCGCCAAAAGTTTTATTTCGGTATCGGTCTTTTCGCTTTGTTGTTTGAAGCCTTTTTGTTGTGCGTCCATCTGTTCTTTGTGGGTCGTTACAATCAATTCTTTCAACTTGTCCCACTCCGTTTGTGTGTCGTTTGAACGTGGGTCGATACCTGTTCTTTCAAAATAGTCAAGGGATATTGCGATATATTCCTTTTTGGTGATACCCAAACGCTTTGTGTAGGCTTCAAGTCGCAACGTTGTTTCTATATCCACGGCAATAGAACTGTTGCTTGTTTTCTTTGGTGCTGCCATATTAAATGATTATATCAAGGTAAAACAATACAAATAATTGTGGTACAAAGTTATAAAATTTTTTAATAGTGTACGCAAATACCCTAAATATATTAAGTATTATTGGCAAAAAAAGAGCGATGGTTCAATATATCCACCGCCCCAAAACCTAAAATAACACTATGAATGAAACCTTGCTTTTCTTTCTTGGAAAAAATATCTCTCTATATTACGCTATATCAAGAAAACGTGTATTTCGCTTTATTTTCGTACCCCTTACAACACCAACAAGCAAGGCAATAACTCATCACCAAGTCATCGTGAAAAACGTCCGAAAGGTTGCCATATTTAATTTTGCCCGTCTTGGTTCTTTGCATTACGAAATTTCCAAATTGTACCCTTGTTTGTGGTAGTTCAAGAATAGACCCTTTCCCCTTTTCAATTAGATTGATAACCCATTCCACGATTGCCCGTTTGCTTTCGTTGGAAGTGACAAAAGGAGTGATTCTTTTGAACGTGCGTTTCATATCTTCGATATTTACGTCACCAATGGAATTTTGTTCGGCAAAACATTGTTTGACGTTCCACAACTCCAATAAACGGCACATTTCCGCCCTTGTCTTTGTGTCGCAATGTTGGAACGTATAAACGGCACACGTTTCAAATTTGTCATTTACGATGGTTAAAACGGTGCTATCCTTTCCCGTTGTTGCTCCTGAAAAGTCTATTCCAGCATAAGTGTTTTTGGTACGTGTTGCACCCTCTTTCGTCAATCGTGATTCAAAGTTGCCAAAAGCCGATATACCGCCACTTAAAAACTCACAGCAATATTCTTGAAGCCATATTCTTTCGGGTGTGTTGTCCTTGATTTCCGCCACCACATCATCGTCATAAAGACCGCTTTCTTCAAGTGTGGTTTCAAAGGACTTGAAACGCTTGTTCCCTGTCTTTCCCTTATTATAATAGTCGTAAAAAGCACCACCGACACCGTTTGGAGTGCTACACATATACACTTTTTCCGCTTGCAACTCCATCGGTTTGAATACTGCCGTATATGTGTCTGTGTCTATAAATGCACATTCGTCAAATACAAGGTATTTTGCACCCGTACCACGTGAAAAGGATTCGGAAGAATGGAAATATATGTTTGACCCGTTTGCAAACGTGATAAACTTATCCATCGTATTGCTTGCAATAACCGCCCCACTACCTTGTAAGGCTTCCACAATCTCTTTTAAGAACTTACGGCAAAGGTCGCCTGTTGGCAATACATACGATATATTGCAACGTAAGGACAAAGCCCAATGGATGCACACAGACTTTGCAAGCAAACTTTTTCCGATTCGTCTGCTTGCGTTCCAACAAATGTATTTCGTTGTTTTGTCTGTCAATGCTTTCAATACGGGTTCTTGATACCACAGCATTTTCGGCAATAAAATCGTTTGTGCCATTATCCTTGTTTAGTCCTTTTGTTGAAATGGAAGTGGCAGTGGTTCGGCTTGGATAACTTTTCCCCACTTGTCTTTCGGCAATTCTGCCACCACCATTTCATTGTTGGAAATAACTTTTGTTGGCTTCTCATCCAACCACTCATAAGGCTTTTTAAGCCCATTATTCTTGCGTTTTTCGGGCGATTCCCAAGTCAGGTTGCCTTCACTATCATACGAAGCCCAAACGCTGTAAATCGTCCACAAATTGCCTTGTACGTCCTTGAATTGCTTATCCTCATTATAAGGGTCAATGCTTGCATTGATAGCACAATCCAATTTATTGTGATAGGTGTTCAAAGCGTTGCAACATTCGGCAATGCTTTCCCAAGTGTAAGGCTCTTTTTCGCCATTCTTGAAACCTACCAACATTTTTATTTTTGCCTTTCTCATCTTTTGGGGTTTGCTACCATACAGGCAATTTTCCGATGGTGTAACCCATTCCAAGTTGTCGGCTCTATTGTTCCACTTGTTTTCGTCCTTGTGGTTCACTTGCAAGTTGTCGCCCTTTCCCTTTGGTTTCGGGTGGAACGCTTCACAGACAAGAATGTGGACGGGCTTACATTGTTTGTTTCCATTTTCACAAGGGAAAACGCACAAATACCCTTTCTTTGTCTTTTCGCTGTCGCCCGAATGGTTGGACGTTTGCACCAAAATTTTTGGTTTGCCACCAAAAACGCTTCTTACATTTCCCAAATTGGACGCTTGGTAATTCTTCCAAGATGGAATGTCTTTCCAAATTTCATTATCCTTTTTCATACCCTTATCACTTAAAAGCCGTTACAAATTCCGCCTGTATTGCGACATCTTTGCTGATTCCTTGCACCTTGCAAAGTGAATCCAATATCTCTTTGCAACCTTTTATATTGCCGTTTTTATAGGACTTTTGGTATAAGTCTTTGTATTGGCAAATGGCTTCCGCCTTTGCTTCTTCCAATTCCTTGACACATTGCGACACCATATCACACGCACGCTTATAGACGGAATTAAACTTCTTTTCTTTCCATCTTGCACACATTGTGCGTATTTCAATTTTCGTGAATCCTGCACGGATAAGGTTGTAAACTTCCAAAGATTCGTCCACAATGACTTTTGGTTGCAATTCACGGCAAACGTTCGTTTCAATTATAGGGGCTGTTTCCTTTGACAAGGTTGCCACTTCATTGTCCGTTTCAGGTGCTACCCTTTCCACCGCTTCAACAATCTTTTCAAGGTCGCTTGTCGTTGGCTTTGCCACCACTTCTTTTTCAGGTTCCACCTTTTCAATTTCCTTGCGACCCTCTTCAATGGTCTTTCTAATTTCGTCCATTTCTTCTTCAATTAGACTTTTTCCCTTTTTTCCTTTTGCCATCGTTTAACGTATTTTCTTTGTTACTAAATCCATTCAAAACAAAACAGGCTCTTATTATACAAGCGTCACAATTTGCGTTCATAGTCCAACCCGTTTGCAATTCATAAAGCCTTGCGATTTCTTGTCGCTCCGCCCCTGTTATCCTTGAAATTGTGCTTGTTTGCACCGCTTCCAACATTATTTCTTCAATTCTATCCATAATATATTGCGATATAGAACTTTTACTTTAATTTACCTATTCAAAACATTTGAAAACCAACGTTTTATCAACTTCATTGTGTCTGTGAATATAGAGGACGAAAATGAAAATATAGAAGCAAGCCCAAGAGAATACACGATTCCGATTTTTGCTATAAATAGACTATATCCCAATATCACCCACCACGTCAGGCACAAGGAGCAACCAAACAAAGGTATATACCAACCATTATATTTTGCGTCTGTGCCGTAAATCGTTGAAAATAAGGCTCTATTCGCTTTTTGCATTACTCCGCTATAATCAACGATAAAGCACACTACAAACGTCAATATAACACATTTAAGTATTGTTTCCATCGCTATATTGTGCTATAATGTCGTTTAACTCCGCCAACTTTTCGTGTGAATAGTAAAACACCCTGTATTTGTCATCTATTGTTTGACAAACACGTGTTCCATTCAAAAGTCGTCTTACCGTTTCCGCCGTTCTATTAACGAAGAAACCCGCTTCCCAATAATTCGGGAACATTGTGACTATGTGTTCAACTTCGTCCCACACTATCACTTTTTTTGATTGTCTTTTATTTACCATATTCTTTGCGTATTAAATGTTTCATTTTGTCTTTTATGTCGGTGATTGTAGTGTGTGCCTTGAAAGTTGATATTCCAAAGAATGAAGCAAACTTTCTTACGGTCTTATATTCCGTCATTGCATACAACACAACTTTTTCCCACTCCGACAATTTGGGTAGTACGTCAAACACCACCGCCACTTCGTCACTCAATATGTAGTCCTCTTTGTAGGATTCATATTTGCGACACAATGCCACGATTTCGGG